CCCTGATTTTGTGCGGCTGAAAATCTTCTGATATTGTAAATAATCTTTTCCATGTTTTGCGATTCTTTTTCTGTTCTTGGTGCAAACATAAATCCAAAATCAAATGTTCTCAATTGTGTGCTTCTATATAAAACTTGAACTCCGGGATTTATAGCACGACGAGCCGTTGCAAGAGCATTAGTTCCTGCAACACCAAGAAATCTATCGGTTACAAGTTGTGTTAACTTAACGTCTGCATATTCGTGATTATCATTATAGATTGGTTGAGTGCCACCTCCAGTAGCTGATGGCATAAACAATGCAGCAGCAAATACTCTATTGGATGGTCCGGAACTTAAAGGACCAGTGGCGGCGCCGTATTGACTATCATTAAACGTTACAGTCATCCAGTGACCCATGTATTCAGCACTAAGATCCTCGGGAAAATAAGCAGAATCAAATTGATATTTTGAACCAAAAACTTGTTGTTCGATTGCTTTAATTGTACCAGTAGGATCAAGAGCCTCAGCAGCAGCAATAACCGGTGCTGCTATAATATCAAGGGCACCTGTTATCTCTTGAAAAACTGTTCTATCTGCCATTTATTGCCTCTATAGAATTAGACTACATATATTTAGTAGAGGTATTTAATAGTGAGTAACTATAAACAAGGATTTTTTAAGCCAAAGTTTCCGAATAAATACAGAGGCGATCCATCTAATATTGTCTATCGTTCTGGATGGGAGCGGCGTGTCATGCAGTCATTAGATGAAAATACTAATGTCATTGCTTGGTCATCCGAAGAGATTGTCATACCATATAGATCACCAGTGGACAATAGAATACATCGATACTTTGTTGATTTCTATGTTGAAGCAAAAGCACCAGATGGTTCTGTCAAAGTCATGTTGCTTGAAGTCAAACCAGCAGCACAAACGGTGGAACCAAAAGCATCTAAAAGAAAGACTAAGAGATACATCAATGAAGTTTTTACCTATGGTATCAATCAAGCCAAATGGGAAGCAGCATCACAGTATGCTCAGAGTAAAGGATGGGAATTTAAATTGATTACTGAGAAAGAACTGTTCAACAAGAACAATAAATAGGAATATGGCAGAAAAGAAAAAATATTCAGCAGAAGAAATGCAGAAATGGTTATTTGAAAAGGCTGCTGAAACTAAAGATCCTAGACAGTCCAGAAAGATTGTCATGTCTAATGAAGGACGTGGTAGATCGGTTAATGTCATAGGAAAACTATATCTCTTTAAGTATAATCCAGTAGGTAGATATACTCTACCAAAGTATGACAAGTTACCTCTTTGTGTTCCTATAGAAAGATATAATAATGGATTTCTTGGATTGAATTTACATTATATAGGAGCGGGACAAAGAGCAGTATTACTTGAAATACTACTACAGACTCGCAGCGAAGCGATTGTAACAGACAAAACAGTAATGCAGATCAACTATCAAAAACTATTGACAAACTCAAAAGTTGAACAGTTAGCAATACCATGTGTGCATAGATATCTGTTTTCTCAAGTCAGATCAAAGTTTATAGAGATTTATCCTAGTGAGTATGATTTAGCAGTTCAATTACCGGTTGAAGACTGGGTATTCAATAGATAAGGCAAGTAAATGGCAGTAATATATAACTCGTATTTTGGTAAGTTTCCTAAGATTGATTACGATATTAGGAACGTTATTATCAATAAGCAGTATGAAAAAGTTACAAATATATTCTTTCGCATTAAATATATCAGCGAAGTTTTAAACAATCTATCATCATATTATTCCATTGAATTAGAAGATAGTGAAACGCCAGAAATCATTGCTGAAAAGGTTTATAACGACGCCGGCGCAGGATGGATGGTGCTACTAGCAAATCAGATTATTGATCCGCAGTTTGAATGGCCACTGGGATATGATGCATTTAATAAGTATATCATCACAAAGTATGGGTCAATTGAAAATGCAGAGACAACATATCATCATTACAATATGGTTATTACTAGAGAGTTGCAACCGGATGATATCACAACAGAAACACGTTACGTTGTCAACAAACAAAAACTAACAGACAATAATCTATTTGTTCCTTATAATTATTATGAGGTTCATGATGAAGATCCTGGTTCATTAGCATTTACTCAGTCCGTTGAATCATTTAACATAGAAGGAAAGACTGTCACCGAAACAATCAAAGGTGAAGCAGTAACCAACTATCAATATGAAATGGATCTAAACGAAAGTAGAAGACTTATCAAAGTCATCAAGAAAGATTATTATGAACAGATAATGAATGAGTTTGATAATCTAACATCGTTTAATCCTCCATACATTAGACGAGTTAGATAATGGCAATTACGTTTGATATTCAAGATCCAATTGGTGTAATATCCGTTCAGAACTTTGACATTGGTGGTAGTCTACCAGAAAATATGACCCTTAGAGAATTAAACATTGTAGAGAGTTTATTGAATCCTGCTGTGCAAGTCTCTGCCACATTACAGTCCGATCTTTATACACCATCTGGAAAAGATTTTGATTCTCTTAAGAATAAAGAGATGTCTGTCACATTGATCAGAAGAGACCGTAATGGTGGTGGTATCAGTGATAGAATGACGATTAAACAACAATGCTATCGTCTAGATCAGCGTAACTTTGTTACAGTTAATGTCAGTAACGCAGAAGAAATGACTTTCCATGCTATTGACAAAACTGTTCTTAAAGATGCTCAGACTCTAGTTAGTAAATCTTGGAAATGCACTCAGCCATCTCAAGTAGTAGAGAACGTTCTAAATGAATGTCTTGAAGCAGACGAAACCGAAGTTAAAAACGCTGAGCCTGCAAGAGATTATATCGCAGAGAATATTCATCCTTTTCAAGTAATCGCACAACAAGCACAAGTAGCACTAGACGGAGATGATCCGTCGTTTCTCCACTTTATGACATTGAATGAACAGTCTGGAAAAGGCGTGCATCATTTTGAATCTCTAAAGTCGATGACAGATGGTAGTTCAATTGCGACTTATGTTTATGGTGACACCGGAGGATCTGGTGGTGGATATCAGACAAAGAATGTTGCACTGAGTTTTTCGTTTCCATGTGATTATGACTATCTTTCAGATTTGCTAAATGGTCTAGATGAAAACGGCGAAGACAAAAACAGTGGCGCTTTCTATAACAAAGTCTTTAAACAGATTATGGGAATGAGTTCTGGTGGAGGAGGTTTCTCAGGACATTGTGGAATGGGATCACACAACTATAAAGAGGGACTATCAAACAAGTCAACCGCAGAACAGCAAAATAGTTGTAATCTAGATGTTGAGTCGCATCTATTGAAGAGACAGGCTAGAATGGGTCTATTAGAAAAAGATAAGATTGCTCTAAGAATAGTCGTGCCATGGGATCCTAAACTACATGCTGGTAAGATTATTAAACTTGATTGGAAGAATAGATTTACAAAAGAAAAGGTATATGGTTCAGGAGAATATCTGATATCATCTTTAATGCACACTATCAAGTTCGGTGGATTCGCAACTACAACATTGGATTGTGTTTCTAAGACTGTTGGTCAAGGAGTAGTTTAATATGGGAAATATTAATTCTAGTATTTTTGACTTTTTGCAGATAGGTGTTATTGCATCTGGCGGTGATCCAAATGGCAAGGGTGCTAACAAAGGTGATCATCCATCAGACAAGTCGTCCAATCAAAAAGTGATTTTGCCTGGTGTGCATGATCCGAATAATGTTCAACAAGAACATCTAGCATTTTCTCCATTGATGCATTCACCAACATCGTTATCACAAGTCTCTTTTCCTGGTATCATGGATCCAGGTAGTTTAGTATATGTTCTTAAGATGCCTGGTCAGACACAAGGTATCATATTAGGACAAGCAAATGATATTGTTAACTATGATAAGGGTCAAGGTGGTGGACAAAATCTATTAGGAGCACAATACTTTCAACAGTTGTTTGATCGTGAAACTGGCATCAATATACCACCTGACATTCAAGAAATAGAAGAAGACGGTGTTAAGGTTAAAGCAATTAAAGAGAAGAAAAAGAAGCATAAACACTCGTTGCTTAAAGGTCTTAACTCTCATAATGCACAGCAATCAACATCTGGATATAAACTACAAGAAATAAAAGAAGTTCCTACTGCTAAACAAAAGTTTAGTGCATTACCAACAAATGACATGATGGGCATGATACCAGGCGATCCAATGTCGCTCGGCGGAATGTTTCAAGGCCTCATGGGTGGCAT